CATGCAGTAGATAAGGCACCATTGGACAGTGAACCTGTTCATGAAGAAGTTTCTCCTTTGAACGGAGAACAGGGAATTTCGGATAAGACAAATCTTGTGTTTACAGGTGAATCGATAAAGAGTTTAAGAACTATGCTCAAACGATATAACTTACACACTGGTTTTAGTCCTTTGGATACTTTTCACAATGTCATATCCATGTCTCAAAATTCTTACCCTTATTTAAGAGGAAATGTGACTGGTGCAGTACATACTGCATCTGGACCAGTATCTTATAATTTTTGTAATACAGTTTTGTTGCATTGGGTAACAATGGCATTTGCTGGATGGCGTGGAGGGATCAGATGGAAGTTCCTACCTCGTGGAGGTTGGGAACATCTAACCACCATGATTGAAAGAGGTGGCATTAGACAAGGATCCCAATATTCTTTTTCCATTGGCAATCCTGAGTCGCCAGTTACTGAATCAGAAGCTGCGGCTGAAACTGTCGCACGGAATGGTACTTCACCTATTAATGATCGACCTTTGGCCGGCAAGAAAGGTATGGTATATGCTGTGCATACAGTTAATCCGTGTGTTGAAATTGAAATGCCATTTTATTCACCTGCCAGGTTTATTCCTGGGAGAGTTGAAGATTGGACTGGTAATATAACTCCTGATAGGTACAATGAAGTGATGGATTATCGTGCATGGGGTGATTCTTTAGAAGGTGAGGAGTCTTATGTTGACTGCTATGTGGCAGCAGCAGAAGATTTTCAGACATACTTCTTTAAAGGATTACCGCGTATGTATTATGAACCAACACCTCCTGTGCCTGTTTAGGAGTAAGGCTTTGGGGACATACACCCCTAACTAACTAAATGTAGCTTTATTAGTGTGCTAGAAGTCAAGAACACTTACTCATCTGTGGCTGATGAGGGGAGATTTTATCTCCTGGACTACGCCGAATTTAACTTTATGACTAAGTTTTGTCCGGTAGCGTCCGGTTTTATTAGTCACAATTTTAATTAGCGTAGCCCTAACCAGTTTGGTAACAAACTGGGCAGCGGCGCTGTGCATTGCGACAGCGCCCACGCTGGG